TACCTTGAATCTGATCTTTAGCAGGTGCAGGTGCGCGTTCATCTTGTGGAACGTCTGGCACATCTGTTACATCTAGCGCGGTAATTCCTAGTTCACGATAAGCGGCGCGATTATCAGCATTGTTATCTATTGCAATAATGACGTTGTATTCCCTAAGCAATGATTCTGCTGTTGCTTTCTTAAATGCAACTGTATCTGCGGTGCTTCCCGGATTCATAAACAGACGGTCATAATCAATTCCTAAAGAATCCAGTTGCGCTTCAGTTTCAGCGCGTGTTGAATCATTGCGACCTGTGACAATAAAGATTTCAGTATCTTGCATATCGTCAATGTAGTTGTAAGTTTTCTGAATTAAACGACCACCTGAAATAAGTGTTCCGTCAATGTCCACAATTACCGCTAATGGCCCTGACTCGATACGTTCGCCGCCCGGCTCCATGTCCTCAGCTAGTGAAACTGCAACCATGTGATCTACTGCATCCTGCTTATTCTCATGGCAGCCAATGACTTCGCCATCTTCTTTGATGGTTGCCCAACCTGCACAATCAGGTGATTTATCTGTAATGAAATACGGCATTAGTCTAATGTCTGCCTTAACCAACTAACGGCATGAGAACCCAAAGAACTTACTGCATATAAGGATTCGCCCGGATTCATAATTAACTCTATGCTGTCTAATTTCAAAAGACGTAAACCTGTTGCAGATGTAACTGAACTATTGCCTAAGAATAAATCTTGAGTATTGTCGTTGTTGTGAACGTGAAGGCGCGATGGATTCGCTGAAATTCCATCTACTTGAACTGCGCTAGTTCCAACTGTTATCTGTCCTGAAGTAATAGCCATAATTACGCCATTGCCGTTGTTCTAGATGTTTCACTTAGCTTTGTTCCATCAGAAACGAAACTTATCGTAAAGATTCTTGCGCTAACTATTCCAGTTGCAAGCGTTCCTGTGGTTCTAAAACTTGTTGAGTTGAAAGTAATAGTTCTGGAAGTTGTTCCAGTTGTTGTGATTATGATCGTGCATAATGCTCCAGCTTGTGGAACGGTTGCAGATAAAGTAATTGAAGCAGTTGGTGTTAGACCGATGACATTATCGGAAGAGAAGTCAAGGGTTGTATTTACACCAATACTTCCAAGTGATTCATAAGAACCAATCAAGGTTTTGTAAAAGACTCCACCACCGTTGCTTGTTACTCCAAAAATTCCTGCGCTAAGTCCTACGCCTGTTACATATCCAACACCTGCGCTTAATGAACCACAACTAACGCTTCCTTCAGATTGAACTGCAAAAACTGGATTAGTTGCATCAAATGGTGTGTTCTTGATTGTAAATAAATTACCCGAATAATCGGTTACAGTTGTGTCTAAAATTAACGGGCTTACGGTATCTACTTCAGTTGTTGCCAGCATTTGTTTTGTTGTAAAACTTCCAGCGTTATCTCGTTGAACAATTGAGTTTGGTGTTGAGGTACTGGTTATTAAATACTTTGATTGAGTCACTACTGGACTCCATAAACAGATTCTGGATTCAATGGGTCTATTTGTGCGATTGCCTGAAGTTGCGTAGACGGTAGACCTGTGTGCGAAATCTTTGGCAGATTAAGAGCCACCAAAACAGAAGCAGGATCAAAACCTGACAAAATAAGTTTTTGAGCCATCGTAACGCGCTTGTCAGTTTCAACAAGTGAAGCTGCGCCCAAATCCACGTTAGCCAAAGGCACACGATAAACATCGCCACCATCAACAGGCCGTAAGTCCTCGAAACGTCTAATGTCATTAACACTTAGGAATCCTGCCTGCGATCCAATTGAATAACCGTTCATGCGCGTAGCAAAATCACCGCGCAAAAGACCATCTACATTGAAACGAAGAAATGCCCCTTGTGGCAATAATGCGCTGTAGGCATCTTCAATCTTTGCAATGTACGGGCGTAACGTGTGAGTTACAAAGTTGATGCTGTTCTGTTCTACCGATGCGTAAGATTGCGCTCCCGGTGTTGTAACGCCGATCATGTGTGGCGGAACTCTAAACATTCTCGCCACTTCTTCAATGGCTAACTTGCGACTATCTAGCATCTGCGCTTCGTCTGGATTCACACCAGTTCTAACAAACTTTGCGCCGCCAGTTAGAAGTCCAGTTCTGTTTGACTTTCTAAATCCGCTATGACGTTGATTGAATCCGTCTACTAGCTGTTTAGCCTGATCGCTGTTAAGACCTTGTGGCGTTTCAATAATTCCAGAAGTCGTTGCGCCTTGCCCAAAGAAACGTGAAGCAAAAGATTGGAGCGCAGTTGTTAAACCTAGATTGTCTTTAAGTTCTGTAACCCTAGACATACCGCGCAGATCGCCAGCCTTGCGCAATTCTGTAATCTGCAACATATCTTGTTTGCGTATTGGTGTTTCGTTTGATCCGTCAATAATGTATTGAATCTCCCGCATTTTGTTGCGAGTTACTGTTACTCGTGTTGGGTCAATTACAACTAGGTTTATTACCTGACCAGAGTTATCGCGGAACACTCTAATGAAAGCGTTGCCGTCTAGTAATAATGAAATTAAAACTTGTTGATAATGTTCTGAACGCAATAGGTCTACGTCTGGTCTTTGAACCCAAGAAGGCTGTGGGCGATAAGGTACGCGGTCACCATCAACTCTGCGGAATGAATCAACTGGAAGCGTTGAGATGGTGTCTGAAATTAAAAGTACGCAGGCATAGAAAGCGTTAATTTTTAAGGCTTGAGTTTGATCTATGTTTGTGCCGGCTTCAGTTGTGAATGCAAATGAATCGCCTGCTCCCCAAATAGATTGAAAGCTGATCGCACGTTCTTCTTCGTTACGACCCGTTAAATTACCAAGCATTATTGACCCTTCTCAAATGCAATACCAACTAGCAAAATACTTATGCCAGCCGCGACTATTCCTAATGGCAGGATGAACAAACCTAGACCTAGTGAGATTGTTGCTAAACCAAGTGCTTGCAGGATAGACGGGATCAAAGCAACTCCTAGAAACTAAAGAACTGTGGCACAACGGGTTCTTCTCTGGAAACAGTTGCCCTATCAAATCCTATGATACTAGCAACAGCGGCATCTATCTTTCGTGGTGAACCGCGATGTTCTTTCACGATGCGTGGCCCTAGTCTGTCGGTCTTAACAACTGCGTTCTGCAAATGTCTTAAAAGTAGTGGATTACCGTCATGCGTCAGCTTGCCAGAAACAACTGCATCATAAAACTTTGAACATGCTGGAACCATGCGAGCAGGTGAAGTTGAAGGCCATTCGACTATTGGGAATCCCGCTTCATCTAATACCTGCATTGTTCGCTGCCACCTGAAAGGATCACAAGCAATTTCTCGAACGTTATGAGTTCCACAAAATTCAATGATCGTATTTTCAACTTCAAGAATGTCCACGCGCCAGTCATCTACATCTTCAGGTTGCTTTTCCCACGCCTTAACCATAAAGACATACGGCTGTTCTTCACAAGTAACCCCAACAATTACGGAAGCATCACCAGAGAACGAGCCATCAAAACCTAAGACAACTGGAACGTCTGGCGAAATAGTGCGCTTAACTTCTAGTTGTTCCCATGCGCCATTAGGCAACCACGCCGTTTGACTGCTCACCCATTGGTTGCACCGCTTGGTTCTGAACTCTGCTTCTGGTGTTCGCTTGACCATAGCTGCAAAATCTTTTGGATCATTCAAATCACCAAAGGCAGGGTTTGCTTGTTTCCAAGTTGATTCCAAATGATGATCTGCTTCAGTTTCTGCTTCCCACCAAGCCATAAAAAAAGTTGAATCAACAACTTCCTTTTGCGCCACTCGCTTTCCATACTGATACAGGTTATACGCGATTGAATCTTGACCAGTTGAATCTGCTTTGACTCCTGCTGTTGTAAGCGCAATTAGTAATGGCTCACGCCTTGCACCCATTCCAAGTTGCATAACGTCAAATAGTTCTCGATTGGGTAGCGCATGCAATTCATCTATCAAAACGGTTGTCGGCGATAGACCTTCTTTGCTGTAACTTTCACTTGATAAAACTCGATACACAGAACCAGTTGAAGGAACTTCGATTGCATCTCGATAAACCTTGCAAACTTCTGTAAGTTCAGGCTCTGCTTCAATCATGCGTTTAGCATCACCAAAAATGATTCGCGCTTGTTCTTTGTCAGCTGCACACGAATAAACTTCACCGCCAGCAGGCCCCATGATCAATGACCAAAGACCAATGCCAGAACCTAATGCGGATTTACCGTTCTTGCGAGCCATGCCAATTAGCGCGGTACGGTGTCTAAACTTTCCATCTGTTCCAACGGCGAACAAATGTCTAAACAATTCGTGTTGCCAATCGCGCAGTTGCATCTTGTCACCTGCATAACCTGCAACAGTTTCTTTAGTTTGAATTGCAAACGTGTCTATAAAGTCTGACACTTGTGCGCCACGCGATTTTGTTAGCGCGGCTTTGTTCACAGGTGTCAGCCATGTTGGCGGCCATGACTCAATTCTTTTGGCTGGCACGAGCCTTCAAGTCCTCAAGTTTTGAAACACGTTTGACTTCAGCTACACCAAGTCGTGAACGGTCTGTTGGTGTGAATCCAAGAAGCGACAAGTTAGCAACCAGTTGGCGATCTAGTTCACGCAAAGATTTGCGTTCATCTGGTCTATTGTTTTGCAAAACCTGAATGCGTAAGTTGCGGCGTTCGTCTAACAGTTCGCAAGTCATAAGCAGAATCTCAATGTCGGTTAGTGGACTCAACCACGTTTGACCCATGCCCCAAATGCGATCCCAAAGTTCTGTGCCGGCAGAACCTAGTGGTCGGTTGGGTTCAGGGATTGAATAAGCAGACGGCAGAAGCACAAGTTCTTTCTGGTCTGGCAATGTACGTTTGCCCGGATTACCAGTAAGCCTTTTCTGTTCAATTGGTTTTGGTGGTCTGCCACGCGGAGCCATGTTTATTCCTTAACTGAAGAACCGCAAGTTGGACAAACTTTATCCTCTTTGAATTTTAACGGTTCATCACTTTGTTCATTCAATGGTGGCTGCAGATTCTCAAAACCTAACTCTTCAAG